GTGAATAATGTTAAAGTAGCACATAAAAGTTATCTGTCTAGTGAAGCTATTTCAGGAAATGTCACGATAGGTTCTAATAGTAATTTAGCCTCAAAAGGCGAGTTTTATAACGGCAATATTGAATTTGTTAGACACGCACATTCAACACGTTACAGAACCCCTTCGATAGCTGCTGTGTCAGATTTCACTCCTAATGTTTTAACAGGTGCTCCTTTAGGAGCTGTTGATCCTACAGACAGCTTATCAATAAGAGTTTTTGATGGAACAATCAGCACTCAAGATAGATTTTCATCAATGGCAGATAGGAAACCAGATAAAGGGTTTTCATCAGAGAAAAAGTTTGATACAATCACTTTTACTTCTCAATCTGGATATGAAAAGCGTAGACTTAAATCAAGACGTCCTAAAAGGGCATACAACCTTAGATATACTAATATAACTGGAGTTGAGAAGACAGCGATTGAGAACTTTTACAACGCAAGAAGCGGAGAGTTTGAGTCTTTCACATTTAATTTGTCACACATCAATGAAAGTGGTACTATAAATGCTAGATTTGATGGTCCTCTTCAAATAACTCAAGTATTATCTCACGGGTTAGCCTTGACTGATAATTTTTATACTGTTAATTTTAAGCTTCAAGAGACATATGATTAATGACAAGCGCAAGAAACTATGATGTAATTTTATCTGTGGCAAGTGCGTCAGGTTTTGTCCCTGGCAATACTGTTATTGGAGTAACTACAAAAACCACTGGTTTTATTGCGAATGTAAACACAGATACAAAACAGGTCAAAGTTAAACTTAACAATGTCTTACAAGAGTTTACAGCAAGTGAAACAATTAAGTCTAACACAATAACTATCACCGGCAGTGCAAATGGTTTACTCAATACAACTTCTTTACCTTTTCAATCTAATGTTCGATCTGGTGAAACTACCACTGCAACCTCTACGATAACTTCTATTTCTCCAAGTCCTTTCATTGCAGAAAAAAACGCTTTTACTCAAAATCCTGTGGTTCGTTTATACGAGGTGTTTTACCCAGGTGAGTGGTATCCTCCTAATGAAGCAGGAAATCCAACTGAGGATGGCACAGGTAGAACTTGGCCGAATGATTTTCCTATTAGGTTCGCAGATATTAGGGCGGAACTTGCCGCTGATCTACAATATAATGTAACCTATGATGGCACTTCTTACATTCCTTTTCCTGTTAACCAGTCTTCTATTGAACAATCTTCCGATGGAAAGGTAAATGAACTTACTCTAGACGTATTTAATGTTGATAATATTATAACAGCTTTGGTAGAAGACCCATACTTAGTGGGTAACTGTACTACTAATTCGGTTGTTGCTTTCGTAAATGGAGAGGCAGTTCATGGAATTGATCCAAGAACTGTAAACGCTAATCCATCAGATGTCGGTAGTGCAGGAAGTGAAGCTTTTGATACTTTGACTCGCGCTAGAGCAAACGGTTTAGCATATAGTGCTGCTGTCGTAGGAGCGTATGGTAGGTCAAATGCCTCTTTTACAAGAACTCAGTGTGAGATTGTAAATGGTACTTGGCAAGAGGGTAAACCAGATACAAGAGATTTACTTGGTGGCGCTGTTACAGTAAAAACAACATTCGCAAACTTTTTAGATCATTGGCCTGAGTATAGTAAAATACGTTATGTCGGTGGAGAAAACTATGTAGAGGTTCTTAATGCTTTACCTTACAGAATTGGAGATAATGTTAAAGTTGAAGGCACTACCACTGAGGCAACTATAACAAAAATTGAAGAGAACAGATTTATCTTTTTGAGTAATGCTCTCGATTCAAGTGCATCTTCAGAAGATAAATTATTTGTTGTTAATAGTTTGGCAGATACTGAGTCTTATATAGAAGATAGATTCAAGATTGATGCATTAGAGTCTCTACAAGAATCTGTCGCAAGCTTTGGCCTTGTATCTTGGCTACAATTTTTTAAACAAGTCACTCCTAAACGTAAATACTATAAGAATGTTTGTCAGTGGAAATATAAGGGCGAGGAGTGCCAATACCCTGGTCCTGGAGGGGGTACAATTCCTGGTACATCACTCTCCGCTAATTCAAGTCCAATCACAGCAGCTAACGAAGCAGGGTCTACTGCGGCCGATGACGTATGTGGTAAAAATATTCAAGCATGTACCTTGAGAAATAATCAGATTCACTTTGGAGGCTTTCCTGCGACAGGACGAACTATCCCTAAGCAATAAAACAAAAGGATGTATTTTACCTTGGGTTCACTTATTCGGCACCATACGTGGTGATTACCGATTATGTTGTTATGCAGAGTATGTGGAACCTAATATAAAACTAGGCACTTCAGATCAGTCTTTAACAGATGTTTGGAATGGTAAACCCATGAGAAACATCAGGAAAGCAATGCTAGCAGGTAAGGTTCCCTATGAATGTGAAAAAGCGTGTTATGATCGAGAAAGTTTAGGCGACAAAAGCAACAGAATTAGTAGCAATATTAGATTTCATCACTGGGCTAAACTACAAAAACTCACTAAAGAAGACGGGTCGATTCCTACAAAGCCTATCTATTTAGATATTAGATTCGGAAATCTTTGCAACTTTAGATGTAGAATGTGCTTGCCCGAATCATCGACCAGCTGGTATAAAGAGGCTAGAGAGATTGACTTTCTCCCTGAGTGGACAGAGACAAAACCCATTGACAAATATACAGATAATCAAATATTTTGGGATAGTTTAGATGATATTGCGCCTTACTTGTTAGAGGTTTATTTTGCAGGAGGTGAGCCTTTTGTACAGGATGGTCACTATAAGCTACTAGAGTACCTAATTAGTAAAGGATACTCAAAGAAAATTACTTTAAGTTACAATACAAACTTAAGTTATGATAAATACAAAAAATTTGATTTAACAGAGATGTGGGATAATTTTAAAAAGGTTAAGCTATGGCCTAGTTGTGAGGGTATGGGCAAAAGAGGAGAGTATTCTAGAAAAGGCTTAGATTGGAAAAAGTTTGAGAGCAATGTTGATAAGTTTTCTAAGCATATTGATACTATTAGTTCAGTTGTAAGTATTTGGAGTATTACAGCGATGCCAGACTTTATCTTATGGCTAAAAAAGCGTAACTTAAATTTTTATTTAACCTCCTTAACAGGTCCGCCTTTCGCGTCTGTCACTTGTTTACCAAAAGACGCTAAAATTACCATTAACAAAATGTATAAATCATTTATGCAAAAATATGGACATCTTTTAAATGAGCATGAGGTAGATAACATTAAAAATATCCTATCCTATATGAATGGTAGAGATGACAGCCATGAACTTCAGCTTTTCAAAGCGTTTAATGAAAAACTAGACGAGTCAAGAGACGAAAGCTTTTTGACCACGTATCCAGAGTTTTCTTCATGGTACAAAAATATATAGGATTAAAACACGACTACGGAGTAGTTGACTGTATAGAACTTGTTAAGATGTTTTATAAAAATGAACTTAACTTAAGGTTCGAGCCTCCTGCCTATCCTAAGTCATCACAATGGATGAAATTGTTTTCTTGCAAAAATGTTGATTCTTGGGCTGCTCTTTATGGTCAAAAAGTTGAATTGACAGCTGCTAAAAATTATGATGTAATGGTCTTTAAGTCAATGAAAACTGATTTAGTTATTCATTTTGCTATTTACATTGAACATAACAAGATTTTACACGTTGAAGAGGGGAGAGATTCGTGTTTAGAGGTTTTGTCCGATTACTGGAGAGAACGTTTATACACTATCTATAGGCATCATGAAATGGTATAATTCTTATACTGATTTTCCATATAAACATCTAGGTAATGATACAGAGACTGGGATTGATTGTTTTAATCTCTGTAGGCTAGTTTATGAAAAAGAATTAAACATCACAATTCCCTACACAACAGATCATTTTTGTAAAATTGTCGATGAAGACTGGTATCAAAAAACTCAGGAGAGACTTTTTGAGTTAGGAGGCACAGAGTCATATGGCTGGAAAAAAGTCTCAGAGCCAAAAGTTTACGACGTAATTACCATGAGTCTAGGTTCTACAAATGTCACTAATCATTGTGCTTTGTTTGTAGGCGACAAAAAAATATTACAAACAATGATTAAACATAAAAGTTGGATAGCTCCATATGGTAACTATTACAAACAATACACTACAGGGATTTACAGATGGAAAGATTTAATCAATTAAAAAATGATATGGCGAAACACTCTGTCAGTGAGTATCCAAGAGAGTGTGTAGGCATAGTAACAAAAGATTTTGACTACATTCCTTGTGAAAATATTTCTCCTGAGCCTAAGCTAACTTTTATATTAAATCCTGGAGACCTGGTAAAACATGACGGCAACATCTGGGGAATCTTTCACTCTCATCCAGGTGAGGATAATCCCATTCCTAGCAAAGAAGACAAAGTCAGTGCAGCGTTTAAAGAGTATAAATTTTTAGTTGGTTTCAGCGAAAATATCTATATATACTGGTTAGATGAAAATATAGATGCTCTCATCTTTGATGAGTTTAAGGAATCACATATTGCTAATTAATGTTAAAATTCACTCATCTTTTAAACAATACTTTGAGGGTACGGATTTTATGGTTGACGCCTACAATCCAGATACTCTCAATGATTACTTGCGTGCAGTTCATCCAAAATTTGGAAACTACATACGACAGATTGAAAGTGGTGAAGCTCAAGAATCTTACAGCTTAGTTGATTCAAATTATAATTTAATAGAGAATGACTCCTTTGGCCTGAAAAAATTTCGTGAGGGTGATATAGTCTATGTTGCTCCTCTTGTGTCCGGTGGTGGCGGTAAACGTGGGACTCTACTACTGCTGATGGCTTTTGCTGTGTTTGCTGGCCCTGCGATTGCAGGTGCTTTGAGTGGTGGCGGAGCAGCTGCAAGTGCAGCTGGAAGTGGATTTGTAGGCCCATATCCGATGGGCGCTACCGCTGGTCCTGGTGGGGGATTTTTTGCAGGCTTAGGCAAAGCTTTTGGGGCTATGCCATCATTTATGAGATCAATTGTAGGTAACTTAGCACTAGGTGTGGTATCCTCAATATTTAATAAAAAACCGAAAGCTTCACAACAAACAGAATCCACCACTAGAGAGAACGGCATGTTTGGATCATTAACTAACACCTCTACAAGTGGCACTCCTGTTCCATTACATTATGGACAAGTTAGAGTAGCTGGGCAGTTTTTAAGTGGTTACATTAATTCAGAAGAGCATGGCAAGAATGATAATGTTAAAGTAGGGGATCAATTCTGATGAGCACTAAAAGTTTTGTAAAACACTCTAATCTATTAGTCCCCGACATCCGTGGAGCAAAAGGGGGTAAAGGTGGAGGAGGCTCTGAGCCTAGAGAAGATCCTAATAGTCTTTTCTCTACAGATATCTTATTTATTACTACAGGTATTGGTGAAGGTCCTATCTACAGAATTAACCCTAATGGACCTCAAGACATTGAAATTCAAGATGGATCAATTGATGATCTAATAAATTTAGATGGTGATGGACAAGAGAATAACGAGAAGTTTAAGACTCTCTCTGCTACAGGCACAACAACACAAGATAGGCTAGATGTATTCGGAGAAACTGTTATCACACCTCAACAGTTTACCTCTCCTGTAACCCTTAAAAAAGGTAATTTAGATGGAGTTCCTTCCTCAAGCGTAACTTTACAAAATACCTCTCCTAATGATTGGGACGCTCTCAAATTTAACTTTATTATTCCTCAACTGCAAAAAATTGAGAAGAATGGTGACGTTTTAATTCATACGGTTTCATTAAAAGTTACAGTTTTTAATAGGCTCGGAACTTTAGAGATAGCATCTGCAACAAAAACAATCACTGGTAAAACTAATACTCCTTTTAAATTCAATGTAACTGTAAATATACCGGAAGCTTCTCGTAGCACAGACGGTTACAAGTTTACAATAGAAAAAACGTCAGATGACAGTGACTCATCTTCTAAACAAGAGGTTATAAAATCAATAGGATGGTTTGAAATTGAGAATGCCGCGCAAGCCTATCCTAGAACTGCACATATTGGATATGCCTTAAAAGCCGTTGATGAGCACACTAATGGTATTCCTACGTTTACATCTCTTATAAAAGGGTTGTTAGTCAAAGTACCTTCAAATTACAATCAACCAATTTTAGCAAACGGTGAAATCGATTGGAGAGAGGTAGAGGTCGCTGCAACAGGACTTAACTCAATTGGAAATGGCTATCGACTACAACAGTCTGGCACCGGGACAGTTTTAACTGCGACTAATCCTAATATCTATGTTGGTGCTTGGGATGGCACGTTTGTGTACTCTTGGACCCAGAATCCAGTTTGGATTATATACGACATTTTGACCAATAAAACATATGGGTTAGGTATTCCAGAAGAAAATATTGATAAGTACAGATTCTTTCAAGTTGCTCAATACTGTGACGCATGTGATTCAGTAACTGGAAACTTTATTGGTGTAGATGGATTAGCTGATGGTACATTTAGACATAAACCAAAAGGACTATTTACAACAGTAAGGGAAAATCAAATTGGAATTCCAGAGGGATTTAAGATTAAAGAGAGAAGATTCATCATGGATGTTACAATCTCTGATGAAAATCCAACAATGGATACCCTCAACTCTCTTGCAGGATCGTTTAGGTCTGCGCTTGTCTACTCTCATGGAAAATTAACCTTAGCTTCAGACTTACCTGATGAGCTACCTATTATGAGTTTTTCAGAAGTTAATATTAAAGATGGTTCATTTGTAATCACAGGCAATAAAGAAAGTGATATTCTTACAGCAGTTGAAGTGAGCTATGTTGATCCTACAAACCACTATAAAAGAGAAGTTGTTAGAATTGATGAAGCTGGTAGGAACGATGGTATTAACAGAAATGTCCCTGAAAACGTAAGCACACTGGACCTACCAGGAGTTACAAGAAGAAGTCAGGCACTGAGATTCGGTCAGTACCATATTGCAGCTTCAAAGTTTTTAAAGAGAAGTATTAATTTTACCACGAGCACTGACGCGCTCAGTCTTGTTCCTGGTGATGTAATTTCTGTGTCTCAAAATCAAACTGGAATTAACTATGGATATGGTGGAAAAATTTCATCTAATTCTGCTACTGCCGGCTCTAATGCTAACGTATTTTTAGAGCACTATACTGTTCCCTCTCTTGCTGATACTAATTTTACCGCAAATTCAGGTCCTTTAGCTCTTCGTGTAATTAAGATGAAAGATGACAGAATAGACTTGTATTTGTTATCTAACACACGATTTGCACTTACTGCCTCTGATAATGTTTCTACAGGTAAGGAATTTGCAGAGGTCAATATTATTGGAAGATTTAATCCAATCACAAAAGTTTTCGACGGAGCATCAGGATTTAGTGCAAACAACTCTCCACAAAAAGGAGATTTATGGAGCTTTGGTGAAATCGAGTCAACAGGAGATGTGTATACTAATAAGGCTGGAAAACTATTTAAAGTCACTAGTCTAGAGCGTGTCCCAGAAAATGAAGAAGTTAACCTTGGAGCTATTGAGTATATATCAAATGTATATGTGGACTCTGATACTTTTATCGATTACAAACCAACTGCTTACACAGATATTCAATCTGCTTTTACAGTGCCACCACCACCTAACTTTAATTTCCAAGCCGTTCCAAGAGTTTTAGCAGATGGATCAATCACCGTTGATGGTAGAATTACTGAGTCTACTGAGCGAGATGGTTTCGGAATTACATTTGCTACTGAATTTTTTGCCTCAAGCCCGGATGAGACCACTCTTGTTGCGAACTCAACTCAGGGCACTCCTTTGAGTTTGTCTGTATCCACTGCTAATGCTATAAGCGCAGGAGCAACTCCTGCTCAGCTTGTAGGTAAGAATGGATTTACATCATCAGTAGGCGAAATAAAGTTACTTTGTAATGCCGTATCTGTAGTTGATACTTTAGGAGGAACTGTAGATGGAAATGTTCAACTTACTCTAGAGGGACTTAATGTTGCATTTGATGAAAACTTCCATAAGCATGTGTTAAATGTAAATGACGATTCAGTTTTTGGAGGACTAAAGGGAACAGACTTTGTCTCTATTCCGATTAAAGAAAAAAGTGCCGCACAAGGTCTTTTAAACTTTGTCGGGTTCGCACCAATTGTCACTGAAGTGAGTCAAAATATTGCAGACTTCGACATTGTTAACAATACGCTTAAGTTTGAGAATAGAAGAAGTGGGTCACTCAACATAGTTGACGCACTTCCTACAGCTCCTTTCTTTGTTACAATTAATCAACTTTTAGATGCAAGATTTTATAACAACAATAGCTTCTATGTAAACGGTTCAGAGTTTACCTATGTTAGAGAGGGTGAGATAACACAGGACGAGACTCACATCGACTTAGAGGTACGTCCAAAAAGTGCTTCCTTCACTAGGCTTTTTGTTGATGGGGTAGAAAAATCATCTGGTCAGTTTTCTGTAAACTTAAACGTTAATCAAACTCAAAATGCAAATATTGTTTATAGTCGCGCTGCTTCAGATACTGTTTTCAGAGCTGAAGTTGACTATTATACTGTGCCTGCTATTGAAATTGGAGATAATGTACAGGCTTCCTCTGGTAATGTCTTTGCAGTAATCAACACTAGCTTTGACCCCTCTAGTTTAGCATTTAATGCTGCGCTTACTGCAAATTCTGTATTCAGAATACAGTTAGCATCAACACCTAAAGCTAACTTAGCTGGCTTATCTTTTGTTAATATATCTCCTGATCCTGTTGGTACTTTGAATAATATTAATGGAGGAGCTTGCACCTTAGATTTTGACCCCGCAACTTTCCCTGGTAATTTCAAACTGGCAAATAATAGAATATATAATCTTAATATTGGATCGGAATTTGAAAAGCTATTCTTAACAAAAGACTTAACTATTCCAAATTTACCTGTGGGTGTTACAACCGTCAAAGCAAGAAATAAAACTAGGTTAGGCAGATTTAGTGCTTTTAATACTAAATCAGTGGTTGTTGAGGGAATTCCAATCCAAAAGGTAACGGGCCTTACAGTAACAGAATCTCTGTATAGAGAGCAAACGGGTGGAGTTGCCGTAAGAGCAACAGTTCAGTTTGATCATATTCAAGGTCAACAAGTAACTGATTATGAAATCTCCTACAGGTTAGATAACGTTGATAATGTTGGGGCTGATGACGGAGGAGCTGACCTTACATCATTTAATACTGTCAAAGTACCGGCCACAGGGGTTGACTCTGATGGAAAAATTAGATTTACCGTAAACGGAATCAATAGAGGAACAACTTCAGATACCAACACAATATTCTTTAGAATTGTACCTTTAAACAAAGAGATTAGAGGAATAATCGCTACAACAAGTAAATCAATTGTTGGAAAAACCGCAAAACCTGCAAATGTATTTAACTTTACAGGAGGTCAGCAGACTGATCAGATCACTCTTTTATGGCAGTATGAGAGACAGCCAGATGGTGAGTTACTTGACCTTGATTTGAAAGAGGTTATTATTCGTAGGGCTCCTGGAAATGTTGCTCTTACCCTTGAGAACTTTATTGCAGCTGAACCTTTAGTTACTGTTTCAGCTGGCACTGCAAGAAAATCTATTCCAATTGACATATTTGGACAGTTTACTTATTTGGTTAGAACTAGAGATACTAGTGGAAACTTTAGTGAAAGTGTGACAGGTATTGCATTGACCACTACTCGACCAGCTAGAGCAACTGTTGTAGCAGCATTTAATGAAGATTCTCCATCTGTTACTTTTGCAGGAATAGCTAATGATAATCTTGGAGAAGAAAACTTCCCCTCGTTTGCTAACTCAAACACCGGAGGTTTATCGTTTAACGCTTCTGCGACTGGTGGAGCTGCAGCCGCATTTAACTCAAGTCTAGTGGACAACGCTAATGGAACTTCGACAGGATTTGCTGCGGTATCTGGATCGCCTACTGATTTGATAGCAGTGAGCAGTGGTGAATATATTACCCAGATAAGAGACTTTGGAGCGGTGATCACGGGGTCAGTTCAGGTTGATATTGAAGGTACTCAAGAGATACAAACAACTTTTAACGATGAAAAAACAGTGATTCTATCTGGTGTGACAGAAGAATCTACAAAATCTAATGTGTTACATGATGTTAATTTTGGCGGCATAGGTCACGTGTTGGGCGTTTCTAACTCTTCCGTGATTAATCCAAGGTTTGATTCAAACAACGAAACTTTCATGTCAGGCGGTGCTGATGGTAATGTTTTTGCCATCGTTAATGATGGTCAGTTTGTAGGCAATGTTATCCCAATTTCAACTATTACAAAGGCTTCAACTGCTAGAGTCACAACCACAGGTTCTGAGCACGGAATAAGCTCTACAGGGGCTCCAGGAACTAGAGTAATTGTACATGATGTTGTTGGAATGTCTGAGATTAATGACAGGGAGCTTTTTGCAAAACGAATTAACGCAACTACCGTGGATTTATTTACTGACTCTGGGTTAACTACAGGTTTGAATTCTTCTGGGTTTGGCACGTTTACGAGTGGGGGAGTGTTAGATCAAGGCGACTTCTCTAACGCAAATTCATTTGCCTTCATAGCTGGAACCATTAACGCAACAGCTATTGAACTTGGTGCTTCCTTCTTTGCAAATGGTGATCCTACAGGCTCTAATGCATTTTCAAATATTACAAGTAGTAGCAATAACTATAAACTTGTTAATTTAATTCAGTTCAATGATAAAGGCTCTGGTGATACGTTTGCTGGTACTTTAGGGGCTGTTCAGTCCCAAACTTTAATTAGAACGACTGAAGCAGCAAATACAGCTTTATACCCTAATCAAAATGGTAACGTTGATATCACACAGTTTACTGGATTCAGCGTAAATGAAGGTTTTCAACCATACCAGGCAGGCTCTAGAACTTTTAGACAGTTCCAATTAAAATTTATCGTAAACAACTCGCAGCCTGACCAATTTGACTTTACAATTGATAAATTTAGATATACAATTGAGAAAGATATTGTAACATTCACTGATACTGTGACCTATGATGGCAGCCCTAAGACAGTTAATTACTCTGGCAGTGGTTTTTTAAATAGACCTGTGCTCTCTTATGCAGTTTTAACTCAACTAGATGCAGAGGCTAATCCTGCAATCGTAGTTACGACTGCTGCTACAAATGAATCCGCATCATTTAAGTTGATTGCGTCTGACGGGACCGGAGAATATTTAGGCAATAGTAGTGCAACAGTGATGATAACAGCACAAGGAGTTTAAATGGCACTAGTAGATTCAAATACTTTTATTGAACCAACAGCAGGTACGGCACTTAACACTGCTAGAAGCCAGTTCAATAACTCTCTTCGGTCCTTGTTAACTAATTTTAGGTCCTCTTCTCCTCCTGTCACTACGAATATTGTCAGATCAGGTGATGCAGCTGGGCCTGAAGATGGCACACTATTTCATATGGCCAACAGTAATGTTAATGCTATATTTGTGTCTGACTCTACTACTAAAAAAGAGGCTGTACTAGGAGGTAACTTTACTCGTGTAGGCATTGGTAACCGTTTAGAAAATGGCGTCGTTGCTATGATGTCTAACGTTACTCACTATGAGATTGGTGAACTTGTTGCTACTGTTTCTGCTGATGTTGGATTAGCAGGTAATGCTAGACTCTATCTTAACAAGTCTAACAACCAATCTGCAGCAGATTTTATAGATGTTGGTATTCCTCCTACTAACGGTTCTGTCGTAAATACTATGATCGCAGTCAGTGGAGTGACTGGAGATAGAATAAATTTCGCCTTTGAGGACGATCATGGAAACTCAGGAGCAAATGCTCAACTTAAAGTTTCCTCTGCATCAAGTAAAAATGCTGCGATAGCTTTAGGTACAAAAGACACAGCTTCAAACGTTTCACTAGTAAAATTAGCATCTGCAACGGGCGTAAAAGCAGGTGTTAATGTTTTAGATAAAACAGGTAAACAGTTTGCTCCTGTGGCTGCTAATACTATCGCAGTTAGCCAGATTACAGGCTCACTATCATCTGATGTTGCGGAGTTGATACCTGCTGGCTCAGTTATCCTCTGGACTGGAGCGTCAATTCCAAGTGGGTGGTTATCTTGTGACGGTCTTGCTGTAAATAGAACTACGTATGCTGCTCTATTTGCTGTTCTTGGAACTACCTTTGGTAGTGGAGACGGGTCATCGACTTTTAATTTACCTGATACAAGAGATGTCGTTATTATAGGTAAAGGTCCTAATAACGCACTAAATGCTGGACCTGGTACATCATTCGACTCCAGCCAAACAGCTACAACAAATTCAGGAAGTGCTTCACTTTCAACTACAACTACATCAGTTAGTTCTGGTGCTAAAGACGCAGGGTCAGTTAATGTTTTAAATGCTGTATCAGCGGGTGGACACACTCACACTTACAGAATTCCAAGTAGAACCTTGCATTACATAATTAAAACATAGAGGGATAAATGAAAGACTATAAGTATTTAAAATTTAATGTGGATGATATCTCACAATCAATGGTATTTTTTGAATATACCCCAAAAATTGAGGGTGAAAAAAATAAACTTGTTACAAGAGCAATTCCACTGTCAAAATTATTAGAGGTTGAACAAAAACTTAGTGAATATTTAGAGGGTGATACTGTAGGTATCTATTTCGAAGAGAGACCTAATTCTTTAGTATCTGAAAAACACTATGAAGATTTTATGGAACCTTTAGAAGAGGAAATGTATGATTATGTAAGAGAGCTTACGAAAAGGGCTTGTTTTGATAAAGAGTTTGATGAGCTATTGAAACCTCCTTCTATTGATGAACAGGTTGAAGACTTTATCAAGGAGTTCTTTACCGATGAAGACTCTGAAGATATTGAACAAAAAGACTTTTTAGAAGACTTCTTTTCTGAGCTTGAAGAAGAGGCTGAAGACCAACCTTTAGAAACTTCAAAACCTACATCTAGATCTTTACATAAAGAATTTGATGATGAATTTAATAATAAAACAGCAACTTCAAGAGACTTTTTAGCAGAGTTTTTTGCAGAGATTGAAGAAGACGATAAATAGTTAGGAGAATCTAGTGGCGTTAACTAGAGTTACAAATCAAGTCATAGCAGCAAACGCGCTTAGCGCAGAAAAGATTGCAAATGCCACGATTGTAAGCAGGCATTTAGCTGAACAGTCTGTTGAATTAAAACATCTAGCTTCTAGTGCAAACTCGACTGCAGATGTCTCTGCGATTCAAGATAATACCATTAGACTCCAAGCTAATCTAGCTGCTAATGTAGCAGCTGCTCAGTCTAATACAACAGCTGTTGAAGCAAGAAGAGTTGCCAATATCGCTGGAGCTGTTTCAACTATTACCACAGCAGATCTAACTGCATCTAGAGCGCTCCAATCTGGCTCTGGCGGTAAAATTGAGGTTTCCGCTGTTACCTCAACAGAACTTGGACATCTAGATGGTGTCACTTCTGCTATCCAAACGCAGATAGACGGAGTTGAATCTAGAAGAGCTGCTAATTTAACTAGCGCCACATTCACAGGAGAAGTGAATGTTAATGATGATTTAATCGTTGCTGGAAATTTAACCGTAAGTGGAGATACCACAACTGCTAATTCTATCAACTTGGTTGTCGAAGATAGAATTATTATGCTGGCTAACTCTGTAACAGGGTCGCCTTCTCAAGACATTGGAATTTTTATGAATCGTGGAAATCAAGGCAACGCCGCCTTTTTCTATGACGAACAGACCCAATCTTTTGTAGTAGCAGACACAAAGAGCCCCATGACGAATACGCTAGTGTCTGTCGTTACCTTGTCTAATTTATCAGTTGGTACTCTCTCTTTTAATGGAGCTGACCTTAATACCGCAATAACTAACAATGTAACTGCCTTAAATAACGAAGACACAGCTTTACAAGCAAGACTAACTACTAATGCGACTGCACTTATAGCAGAAGATACAGCCTTACAAGCTAGAATCACCGCAAACAATACTTTACTACACGCTAATGACTTTATAACATTTACTAGATTGAACGCTAATCTTAATGCTGTGTCTGCTAACGTTGAGATTCGTAATACACAACTGAATGCAAATATTGATGTAGTTCAAGATAATGTTGCAGCTTTAGGCGGTGGTGGAACTTTCTTTAAACCCTTTATGAATGTAAACGTAGCACTTGGGACATCTAATGTGTTCTTTGTAGGCCAAAATACGACGTCAGATGATAATGTTCTTACAGTCACGTTAGATGGTATAGTACAATCTAATTCTGAGTTTGTAATGCATCACTCGAATGATACAATTCAGTTTAAAGACGCTAGTATTCCTAGCGGAACAAAAGTGACAATATTATCAATGATAGGCGTTGCATGAGGAAATACAGACAACTGACTACAGAATTAACATTTAGATGTAATGCTAAATGTCCTGCTTGTCATAGGCAAAAACCTTTAACGATTGACTTGAATGACAAGAAATACACTATCACACTTGATAACTTTAAACAGATTTTTTACCCAGAGTTACTTAAAAATTTAGAGTGGTTGATGTTAAATGGTAATTTTGGCGATTCTATAATGAATAAGCAGTTTAGACAAATTATTTCTTACGTTAAATCACACGGCACTAAATTAAAAATTCATACAAATGGAGGAATTCATGGCGTTGATTACTGGAAAGATGTCGGTTCTATCTTAACTAAACAAGACATAATCAATTTTGATATGGATGGATTAGCTGACACTCATTCAAAGTATAGAATCAATACCGAATTTGAAAACGTTTTTAGAAATGCATGTACAGTTATTAATAACTCTGATACTCAGGTGCATTGGAAGTATATTGTATTTGAACATAATAGGCATCAAGTTGAAGAGGCTAGAGAGTTAGCAAGAAAACATAATTTTCATACTTTCTCAACTGTCAAAACTTCAAGAGATGTGTTTGCCCCTAAAAGTGGTAAGTTTGTTCATGCTAAAAAGACAGACGCATATGAAAAAGCTGATAAAGTTATAAGGTGTGTTTGGGATGATTGGGGCAAGTGGTATATATCACCTGAAGGTTTAGTGTTTAGGTGTTGTTGGACTGGTGGTCATTATTATGACCAAGGCGAAAAGAGGTTTTACTATCCTCCTAAGTTTGAACAAATGTTTAATGGACTTCATGTTCCTTTAGAAAAAATTCTAAGCTATGAATATTGGACTAAACTACAAAATTATTTGAAAGGTTATGAGCGCTCATTCAAGATGTGCAAGTCTCAGTGCGGTAAGATTGTTTCTTCTATAGAGAAAGAAGAAGATAATCTTAAAACTGGTAAAAAAACATATTTTGATTCTCACGCTGAAAATAGTCAAAGATGAAAACAGTAATTAAAAAGGGAAAATTTAAGTTTGTTAGGCCCATTAATAGGGGTATTCGACGTAATGAAAAAATTAGAAAACTTGCCACCTCTGGAAAATTAGGTTATCCTACACTTGAAAGATTTATTGCAAGGGAACGTTCGCTTGGGTATCCTATAAAGTACTCCAAGCCAATTGGTTTTAAAAGGAAACGCAGATGATTACAAAAGATGGACACACTGATGTAGCTTCCTCTCGCAGGATGTGTATGACAATAATCGAAGATGCTGAAGATATTATGAAGGCTCTTCCAAGAGATATGGAAGCCTCACTTCCTACCTGGTGGACAAATAAACTAGCTACAACGGCAGCCTATATTAATAGTGCTCGTGACTATTTAGTTTTTATGGGGAACCCGCCAGCGTCAGAGGTTGTGACTGAGACAACTCCTATGGTAGCAGATGATCAAGTTGTAGTTGGAGAGTTCATGTCTAAGCACTTTGACATCTGTCCTAGTGCCGTTGCACTTTATAAAGACATTGAGCCAAGTGCTTTAGCGGTTGAGTCTGCAATGTTACATGATTTATTGTTTAAAATTGAAAAACAAGCAATTACAGCTAATTTAGCAACTCCAGAGATGGTCGATAAAGCTCAACACTATGCAGACATGATTAATGAGTTAGCAGAGGAAATGGATTTAGTTGATGAACACTCATATGTTGAGGATGTACACATGGCTAAAATGAAAGAGCTTGCTGAGAATGCTGTCGAAGATGATGAGGAGGAAGATGATATGATGCCTCCGTCTGTAAGGATGATGAATGCCTCTTAAGCGTGGTAAATCACAAAAAACTATATCTGGAAATATTAAGGAGCTAATGAAAAAACCCTCAAAAGCTCGGTCTAAAGGCATTAGTACTTTAGCAAAAAGAATGGGTATTACAAGGGAAGAGGCGCAGCGTCGTCAAGCAGTTGCGATAGCACTTAGAGCAGCGGGAAAGCCTAATCCTAAAAAGAAAAAATAAATTTTGACATACAGTAAATTATCCGTGATAATAATCACATATTAAACTTTTAAGGAGTTCAACATGTCTACAAACCCTCAATTAACGTATGCAGTTGGCGGACCTAATTCAAACTTTAAAGACTTAGCGTCAATTGATACTACTACTTTAGCACAAGGTAACGTGTCTATCCACGTTTATCCTGGTGAATATGCAGGCCTTACTGATGCAGTGATGAAAGATGTTTCTTTCAGAGGCATGGGCCATCAGGATGAGATCATCATCCACGGACCGTTTACGGTTGCTAATACCTCGACTGGAACTATTAACTTCTCAAACATGAGATTTAAAGGTTCTGCATCTGGTGCAACTGCTAACACTTTCTGCGTTGAAAAACTCGGAATCGGTCACACAAACTTACACTTCCAGAACTGCGTTTTTGCTAACGCTGAGACAGGTGTTCGCTCACACACTACCCCAGCTCTTGGAACAACTAATAAAGTTGTTAAGATGGAGTACTGTCACGCGACTAACCTGAATACTGGAATTCACATGAATGCTAATATCGAAGCTTCACACTCTTCTTTCCCAACTGGTAAGCAGTATTGTGTGCCTCTTTCTGGTGCCGTTGAAGCTATTACGACTGCCACAGTTCGTCTGTGTGCTGGTGGTGCAAACGTCGGTCTTATGGTCGAGACAGTCGAAGCTGCAATTAGCTAATTAACCTAAAAGGAGAAACATCATGGCAATGATTTCTAAAAATGCAAAACAGCCAGAGGAAGGTAGAGCTTCCGCAGCTACTCCGTTTACAGCCGCTGAAGGTGCAATGAAAACTGGCACCGGCTCTGACGGTGGAGCATGGGCCGCAGATATGCGTGCCCCGTCTCCTTACGGTAACCTCCGTACAGGCGATAATATTCCTGGTAAAAAAGGCGGAATGGCTGGATCAGTCACAGTAGCTAATGAATCAGGAAAAGGCTTTGGTGGTCGCGTCATTAAGGATATGAAATAATGGCTAGAACATCTTTCGGCAGTGGACTTGGCAGCGGTAAAGTTGAGCCAATCGGTGATAATCGGTATGGAGTCCGTGAAATGTATGATGCTGAAGAGATGCAGAAAACTCTCGCTTACTATAAAGGTGGGGGAGAGCTTACTGTAAAAGAAGTCAAAAATCCCTTAACTCAGACCGTCAAGACTGTGAAGAAAAATGGCAATCGTTCCTGAAGTATTTCAACGTTCTATGCCGAAAATTGTGATGACCAAAACCAGGCCATCTAAAAAAGTAAAAATGAAAGATATTTATAAAACAAAAATTAAATATATCAAGGTGAAATAATTCTACCGTCTTTATCGTAGATTAGATTACTTTTTTTAATACTATCTTTCATCCATTGTCTATTATAAGGCGCACATATGTATACGTGCGCCTTACTTGTTTCTAAAACTTTTTTATATATATCATCGCTGTCAACATCACAGGAGATAAAGACTAGATCATCATCTTCAAGTCTAGAGTAGTCGAAATCAATACCATCTAATTTTAATATTTTTATTTTATCTCTAGCTGGACCACCTTCCACAAGTTGTTTAGATGCTGAATACCTACTCTCTTCAATCTCTATTCCTAACATCTTTATATGTTTAAATTTTTTATGAATATCAAAAAGAGAATAGGGGTATAAACCACTACCTACTAATATGAGCTTACTACACTTTTTAAAGAGTGGGAGTTTCTTTTTTTCTAGTAGAGTTTTATAAATCCAAGAGTTTTGTTCAGCATGTCTGTAGGCATAAAGTGCTTTTCGTCTCTCAAGTCCTTTTTTTGAGTGATATCTTAGAAATTTCTTTTCTGTTTCTTCTGACAGGTCATACTCTTTATCTTTATAAACAAAAGATGTTTTACCTAAAGAAATAGCATCTTTTTTGTTAGTGTAAAAATCATTAATAAATTCTTCATTATCTTTTTTAGCGTTTAAGAAAATAGCCTTTAATCGTCCCAGCTCTCCTGAAGCTACTAAATTTTGCCAATCTAATCCGTAGTAGTTTTTAAGCTCTTGAATTACATAGTCCATTGTACATCTCACTTAAAAATTTAGCTGAATTACTAGCCCCTTTTAAGTTAAATTCAAAGGGATTAGGTTTATAGTTAGTCAGTAGTTCCTCTAATAGATTTTCAACATTGCCAGCTTCAGCCATCGTCATTACTTTAAAAAAGTCATAAGGCTCAAAAGTGTAGGCTCTAACAAATTGCTCTAATTTTTTACCACTTTGTCTCGGAATTACTATCGATGGAATTTGCCCTTGTAAAATTTCAACGGTAGCATTATACCCTCCATAAGTGATATAAGCTGCACAGTTGGTAAGTTTATTTCTAAGCTTTGGCACATACTCAACTAGGTATATGTTTTTATTTCTTTTTCCAGATATTTTTTGATATTTATTAGCCACTGGCATAATAAAATTATAGTCAGAAAACTTTGAAGCTATCTTAGCTATGTTTTTAAATAGATATACAGATTCATCCTTATTTAGCCCTGTTGAAACAAAAATATTATTGTTTTTCTTATTATGTTTAGGTTGTTGCTCATCACACACGTAACCAGTGTAATAGAGCATGTGTTTGATTGATTTTATAATTTGTGATGAATGGGAGTGCCTTGTTCTATCACTTAAGAGAGGTAATATTTCTTCATCACCGTGAATTAAAATTTTATCAGCGTAGTGGAGACAAACCACGTTCTGAGTGTATAAAACCCAATCTTGTAATGAAGTGTTGTGAGGTTCATCCCAAGGAAAGTCTCTGATTGATATAACAATCTTAATTCCTCTTTTTTTACATTCTTCAAAATATCTAAAATACTCATGAGCGAATTGTTGCCTACAAAAAGGAAACCCTTCACAAACTAATATTTTGACATCATACTTTTCTATAGTGTTGATAAACTGCTTTATTCTAAAGTTTATCATAGGAGCTTGCTGTATAAATTGAAAAACAGAGTTTAAGTTAGGAACATCATAGTCCTTCAGAAAAGCAATATGTGGAACACAATAATCGATTGGAGGTAGAAACAGCTGATCCATAATAACAACGTCATTATACTTAGCTGTTTCTTCAGCAATAAATTTGATTCTTTGAGAGTGTCCTAACCCTCTATAGTATTGAGTTAAAAATCCTATAGTCATCTTGGAGGTGCTAAATAAGACTCGCCCATGGGAAATACCTGAGTAATCACTTCAGCACAAGCTCTCGCTATTTCGATGTGTTCTTTTTGAGTTCCATTCTTCTCTCTAAGGTCGATGTAGTGAAGCCAAGATCTTAAAGTCCCATTCATATACAATCTAGATTCAGTTAAACCCTCCGGCAATACACAACGTGCTTGTTCTTTCGCAATTCCTCTTTCAATAGCCCAGTTATATGCTTTAATTGCTTGTAACCAAACTAAATCCTGTTGTGATCTCCAACTTTGATCTAATTTATTATCATCAACTTCAATAGAATTTTGTCTATTTTTAAGGTCTTGTAGCCTCGCTTGTCTAGTGACATGTTTTAAAGATGTAGTAGGGTCGGCGTAACGTTGCGAAAACTCTTGGAATGAAAACGATCTATGCCTTAGCATTTGTCTAGCAATATCTCTAGTTGTTGTTATTTCCAGACAAATAGATACCATTTCGAACGGAGACCAGTGCTTTTCTCTTATGAGATATTTTAAAAGTTTGTCACTTGTCTCAGTATTAACTTGGTTCTCAGGATTAGAAACTCTAGCACAATATGCTATAAGTTCTTGAACATTTTCTCCAACATATAATCCATCTTTTGGAGGTTGTGAGTAGCTAATTAATCTTACTTCCATTATTCTTCCTTTTTTTCAAAATCAACTCTATCTTTTATCTTACCCTTATAGATATATTCTTCAACATTTTCTCTTGAGTAGCAAAAAGCAGGCGCATACTCTTTTTTATTATCGTATATGTCAGGTAGTAATTTTTTCTTAATTTTTTGAATATAACTTTTTGCAGATTTATTTTTCCATTCAATTTCTTCTATCTGATCAACGTAATTTATTACCATTCGCGGAAGATAATTTACAGAAAAAGTTGCTATTTTTTGAGTGGGCTGTATAGTCTGTGCTTGTTGAAATTTATTTTCTATTAAAAGCCAGATTTCATTCCTAAATGAATATTCAAAGGTAGAAATACCATCTGCTAATGTTAGTCCCTGCTCATAGACTACATCAGTGTGGGAGGCACAAACAATTCTAAAATTAGGACTTTTTAATTGTGGATAGATGCCTGTCGGTATAGGAATGATTTGACCAGGGCTGATTGATAGAGGCTTAGTTACACAAGCTCTAAGGTCAAAAAAACTGTCAAGAGTGGTATCTTGATTGAACTCCCATGAAGTGCTGTACTCTTTTTCTAAATGCCTAGCAGTTGAGCTTATCTCAATATCTATTTCACAAGCCTGAAAGTTTTTCAAGAGGTTTATCTCCTTCTTTACCTGATATAATAGCGTCTTCACAATATTTTTTAAGGTTAATCAGTTTTTCATTCCTAACTAGCGTTTCGAAACCGGCATTCAGGTTTTGAATATATTTTGCTCTGCCTTTAATTGGAAGAGCCTCTAAAAGACTTGAAAGAGTCTTATATTCTTTAGCCAAGCTTTGCGCACGTTTTGGACCGATACCTTCAATCCCAATAATGTTATCGGATTTATCACCTTCAATAATACGAGATAGCATAAATTCAGAGGGTATAAGGCCTAAGTCTTCATACAGGCTTTGTTTTGTGACTTCTTTTCTACCAAAGATATTGAAAATAGAAACGTTATCATCAACTAATTGGATTAAGTCTTTGTCTGATGAAACAATCCAAGTATGGTCATATTTATCAGAAACATTTTGTGTGATCCACGCTAGAATATCATCAGCCTCCACACCACGAAACTTTAGCACTTCTTCGTCTAGCTGCTCAGGCAAGTCATTCAGCACTGCAAAGAAAGCTTCATATTTCTTTATCTCTTCCTCTTCTTGAGGTTTTTTACGAGTGCCTTTGTACTCCTCGTGCATATCCATTCGATAGTAGCTTTTACCAAAGTCAAAACAGACAATGGTTCTAGCAGCTTCATATGATTTAGAGAGAGATTGGATTGTACGAATAAAGTCAGCACCAAAAGAATCGTAGTTTGGTCGCTGAAGCCAACGATAAGAAAGGTTGTTAGCGTCAACAATTAAAAGATTATTGTAATTAGAATAGTCTGGCTCTTGCAGGTCTGCAAGGTCATTCCATGATTTTGTCATAGTTATCTCCTGTATTTATATATAACTATAACAATTAAAATACCATTAAGCAAGATTAGATTGTTTTTTAACAGCCTCAATCCAGTCATCAAGTTTTGAAACTTTAAAATGACAGCCAAATGAGTTTATTTCAACATAGAATGGCACATTTGTGTCATCATTAAATGCGACAAAATCTTTTGACCGATTCCACCTAAATATAAGAAGTGGCTTCTTTTCCATAACTTCTGCTTCACGTATTGTTTGACGCCAAAAGTTAAGTAGGTCTGTTGTTTTAGAGGTTAATAGATTATTCCACTCAATGTTTTTGTAGTGTTTACATTCAGTAGCATACGGCCACCAAGCAGTGTCATGCGGAGTCCAAATGTCTCCCTTGAGATAGTCTATCGATCCTGATAGAGGTACTCGTCTAAACTCTTTTCCAAATTCAGATGTCAAATATGTAGCTATTTTCTGTTCGTATGCAGATCCTTTAGCTTTGCTTTTGTTGTGTGCCATTTAGGTCGTTTAAAACTCTTTCAGAAAATCTTAAATTATCCTCAAAGCTGAGATGATTAGTAGTATTAACTAACTCAGACTCATAATCATACGGGCCAGAATTGATTAGATTGTTAAGACCATAATAATACTCATCGTTATACTTTGAGATGTCATCATGGTAGCGTGGAAAGATGTTTCTGTAAAGTAAATATTTACATTGCAGTTTTGATGTAAGATAATTTATGGCCCAGGCTTGATTCTGTGCGCTTAGCCTTTGTGATGATGAGATAAGATAAGACTTAATGTATTGAATAGTTGCATTTCTTACATGAGATGTAATATTACCTGATGTAATTGTGGGGTTTCTTTTGAAAGGTTTTTCTTTGACTTCATCAATGTTATGTTTAAAATCTTCTATCGTTGCAGGAGGTCCAAACTCATCTTCATCTATTTCAAACCTTTCAGCAGCCGTAAGAGAAATAATTACATATGTAGGGTCTAAGTTATCTAGTATATACTGCAACTGATGACAGATAGCATTGTTTCCACAGCCTACAATAGAAAGATTTACAAGAGGCATTTCTAATTTATCAGCTACCATTGCGGGCCAGGTAGTCCTATCTCCTCCATAACTAAAACTTTCACCACAAACTACTAACATTTTCTTTTTACATCCAAAGTTACACAATGAAAACCGCCTGAGATGATTCTATCGTGTCTTAATTCTAAAGGGATTGAGTCAATGCCGTGCTGTTTAAGTTTAGTTCTGAGTTCAACTTGTTTCTTATCAACTATGGCAAGTTTATCATTTACAGATAAAAAATTCATACCAATCCACTCACTAGCACCCCAAGGAAGACCAAAAGGAGGATGTGAGGGAGTAAAACAACTTTCGATCCAAATTTTATCCCATGACTTAAATATTTCAGGCTCGTTTTCAGGAGTGACTCGAGATGCATTGTAAACTACTAGCCCTTCTCTGACTGGTACTATAGTGCTGTCAAGGTGAGCAAAAGAGTAAAGGTTGTCAGCTATATGAACTTTGTACTTATCACCTAAAACCCTCTGTAACCACTCCCCTCCTTTGTAGTTACCAGTATTACTAACTTGATAAAGAATGTCTTCATTGACTCTAACACAATTAGCTGCTTCAAATAATATCTCTTCATTATGTAAAGAAATTACACCATCTGTTTCTTCGACATAATTTTCATCATACAGAATTGGAGTGGGTGCTTGAAACCAGTTGTATCCTTCTTCATATAGTTTAGTGAATATTTTTCGATAAGCCCAGGTCTCAAATTGTCTATTCCAGTGAGGGGATGGTGTTTCAATAAGATTATTACCAATAACTAAAGTTAAATCTCTAGGACAGTGATAATGCCAGTTTTTACCGTGCCAATGAGGAGACTTAATTTCTGATTCTGCATATTGGAGATCTGGTCTGTGAACAGTTACTCCAAGTTCTTTTAGAGTGTCTGCCAATGTATCTAAATCTTCATTTTGTTCATCAATAATCTGTTGGGGGAAGAATCCTACGTATTTTTTAATATAATCTTCAGTATGTTCTGGAAAACAACATTTCATGAAAGCAATATTAAGTTGAGGTATTCCTGAATAATCTGCTACACCAACAATAATTTCCTCTAAATCATCCCAATCGTTATTACACGTCAAGTTTCATTCTCCCATCCCAAATTCTTGAAAAACACAATCTATTAGTATTATTACCTCTATTATACTGAGGATATTGATTATTGTGATCAATTCCAAAGTATACACAATCTGAAACTTGCAATTCCATCGCCTCACATAGCGCTATCTGTTTTTCTCTATATTTATTGTAAGTGTAATCTGCTGAAAACTTTTTCATCATTTCTAGTCCTAGATGACAGCTTAGAATATTAATGTAATTATAGTAAGGCTCATTAATTACATACAATTGATCTTCCCATTTTTCTCTCTGTAGTCTGATTCCGACTCTATGAAGCTCGATAGGAAATACTTTAGAAAGAGAAGAGACTATATATTTAATACAAGGATGGCTTAAATCGAACTCTAAATCAACTGCTAAGTTTAGGTAAGCTAAATCAATCATTACTGGAACATCTAATTTATCACACTCACATAGCATATCTTCAAGATATTCGGGTACGCAACCTGTATCAGAGAAGGGAACACTGATTAAAACAACATCATCCTTTGTTATAGGTTCATCCTCAATCCAAGCAAATCTACCTTCTGGATACCACAGTCTCGACATCATTTGGTGAAAAAAATATTCACCCTTTGCTAATCTTAATCTACGGTGTGATCTATACCTGATATAAAATTGATAAAAGGACTCTGTTGTGCCTTGAGTAAAACACGCTTCATTAAAGTCTTCATAGCCTTTTATTTTAGGAAAAGTTGAAAACATCCACTTTTTATATACAGAGAAATATTCATTTTTAACTTCTTCCGAATTTTCTTTATTATAGTAATCATTTATAGAAAAATTATTTATGATAGTGTCTCTGTAAGAACACAGTTCGTCATCATGCACACTATGTGCTTCTCCAAAAGGTCTATGCCTGTTATTAGGTAAATTAGTATATCTAATAGTCATCTAAAAATCCTGAAAGTTGTAAAGTGAATTTATCCTGCATTCCGCAGTTAGCGGAAAGATGAGGAATATCTTGATTAAAGATAAAACCAGTTAACTCTTCCCAGTGAGTAAAAACCTCATCATTAAATTGAATAAAGTGGCCAAGTTTCCAATCTTCTAGAAAGTAGTTAGCTCTAACCGGCATTCTTGTATCGTTTGGAAATGTTTTACGTAACTTATAAAAAGTATCTATATGTAGAGGTATAATATTACCTGGTCTTTGCTTGATAATTGATACAGTTTTAATATCCATTTGAGTTTGCTCGCTAAGTGTCTTAAAATCTAGCTCATTATCGTTAAAAAACTTTTGGAATATAATAGTATTCCACTCGTTAAAACTATCGGGAAGCCCTCCATAGGGAGAATGTAATTCCTTCATTGCGTTCATTGAGTGATAGGAGCTGGATAGGCTTCTATAATTTTCCCAATCAATTTCCTTAATTATTGAAGTATCAAAAATGAGTTTATTTACTTTTTTAAGCATTTTCTACTGTTCCCACGAAAAAGGACCCTTCTTTTCTACTCCCCATGATCTGTACATCTTAATATAGTCTAAATCAGATTCGTTTTCTAAAATCAATCCTTCATTAGCAAAGTGTAAAATTACCTTATTATTCAATGCTTTATTTAAAAAATAAGATGAGTCATCTGGTAGTTGATAAATACTACAAAAAACCATACCGTTTATATCTTGATCCAAATAATGGTCTAAAACAGGCAAGTTATCAAGAAACTCATTTTCATATTGAGTGCCATTATTCTTTATGCCTATCTCTTTAATATAATTGTTAATTATAGCTCTTTGAAAGTTTTTAGGCCAGAACTTACTTAAGTTATGATTATTTGATAAATATGTTATATAACGCTGATTACTATAGTCTCTTTTTCTTAGCATAGAATGATCATCTGGGTGCCTAAAGAACCCTCCAGGAAGTCTTCTATAAAATTCCTCTCCTTTAGGTAATACATGCCAATCAAAAGATAACCTAGTTAAATTAGTCTCATTATTAACATTACCATGAATAATTTCTTGATTAAAGAGATGAGCCTGACCAGGCTCTAGATTAACAGGATAAGCTACTTTTAAACACTCATTTTCGAACTTTTCTAAATTCCAACCGTTCTTGATGACGTTTTTTGTTATTTCTTTAGATTTTTTTGTATCAATTACCCACATTGAATTTGTATCGAAAGCACTTGTAAGAGGCATCCAAATAGTACCTTGGCCTCTTCCATTATCGTAAAATATTCCCTGATGGAATGGTAGTCTTCTAGCAATTTTTTCCTGATTAGGGACTACTAAGTTAAGAGTAGGCTGTCTTTTTATCAAAAATGGTTTATTATCAATAAGTTCTGGTACAATTTCTTTAGCGAAAGTAGAGAGTCTTCGCATCCATTTTTCTTCAGTAGCAAAAAGATTCTGAATAGTAATCGTTAACTCGAATATTTCATGTTCTTTTAATACTTCATGTATTAAGGACAATTCTACAACATGCGGCCACTTTTTTTGTACTTCTTCAAGCACCCACTCATTCCAAGGATACTTTTTTAAATTATAATTGATTGTTTTGTTTTCAAAATTTTGATTCATCTAACATCTCGTGAATTTTCTCAGTTACGTATCTCTTTTTACTAAGCCAAATATTATGGTTATGCTCTAAAACATCTTTTAATTTGTTAATATCAGGTTTGTTGTTAATGTAAACTTTTAAGGAAAGAAGAGCTTTTTGAACTCTTTTTAAATCATCTGTTTCATTATCGTAGTCTTCATCAAGTATATCAGAAAATGTCTTGTAACCTAAATGTTTTATTGCTTTAAGAGTGCCTTTTTGCCCTAATGCAATAAAAGGTTTCTTCAAAGCAAAATTTCTATTAATTGCTTCACCTACCCATACAGCGTTACACGTTAAAATATCTCCTGTGTATACTAGGTTTAAGTCAACTTTTTCAAAAGTTTTAAACAATGAAAGATTATCAAAAAGTTTATCATTAGAAGAAAATGATAATTTATAGTCGGGTGCTACAGCAGAGGTTGAGGAAAAAATACTATTAAAATTTTTGGCTTTTTCTTTAGCACTAACAAATCCATAATTTAGTAGTTCATGTTTCTCGAGTAAATCTAATACTAAACCTTTATCAGGAGTCTCATAAAAATACTGCATAAAACAGCAATAGTGTCTATTGTCAAAGTTTTCTAAGTTCTCAAAACTAGTGCTACCATCCCCATAATAGTAATTAAAATGAGCAGCTTTTTGGCTCGGTGCAAACTCACTTAAAACACTAAAGTGGTCATAGTCATATTTTGAATGTCTGATAAAGTTTGGATTATTTACTGTATGAAATGTTATCATAACAATTTTCTGACCGATTTCTGTATTGTTTATCATAAATTCTAAATGATCTAAAATCTCTTGCCTTAAGGGTTCATTAATACATATTAATATTAAACCTCTACCCGAAAGGGCTCCATCTACTACATTTTTAGGTAAAGCCTTTTTTAATTTATTTTCGTTAAGCATTAATGTATTTAACAAAATCATATTATCTAAAATTATAGGATAAACCCATTTAGTCATTTTGTTGGCAAAGTAGCTATGAAAATACTCAACTTCATCATCTACATTTAAAAATAGCTCAGACCCATAGAGATTAGGAATCGGACCCTTTACAGGATGAATTTCATCTATAAGGCATTTAATCGACATTTTATTTCATTTTCTAAAAAGGATTTTCTCTTATGAAAATTATCATAATTATGATCAACAATATCTTTTAACTTTTTCTTATCTAATCCGTCTTTTTTTACTTGTTTGAGTGATAGTAAGGCTTTGAAGAGTCTTTTTTTAGTGTCTGGTTCAGAGTCATAAGACTCGTCCAAAATTTCGTGAAATGTTTCATATCCTAGATTTCTGCAGTTTTTAGCTACACCTTGCCTACCTAAAATAATAAATGGCTTTTTATAGTAAAAATTTCTGCTTGTTTTTTCAGAGAAGAAAGGATATATACCATCAAAGTCACACTCAACAACTAGATTTAATAAAGACTTATTTAAGGCCTCTTCTGTTTCAACAAAGTTGTAAACACTATTAAACTGTGAAAATGTAGGAGTAGTTTTAACCCAAGATGCGGAAGTTTGTAAACTATTGTAAAGCTCTTTAAATTTTTTAGCTTTATCATAACACGTAACAATGCCGTCGTCTAATAACTGTAAATCTTGTAAAAGATTTAAAATAACAAACCTTTCTTCGCTTTCGTAGAATGTAAACATAAAACATGTATATAATTTATCATTTATACCGTCTAAGGTAGATTTAGGATATTCTCTACTATTTCCAGGTTCATTACTATAGGGAGTATGATCAACTAATTGATTATCGTCATATCTAAATCCACTTTTTATAGACGGAGTAAATACTTCAACAAAAGTACCTTTTAGTATTCTAGGATGATCTACTTCATGCAAAGTTAAGATCAGAACATTTTTAAATATTGGATCGGAATCCATCATATACTTTAAGGTTTCTATTGTACTATCGTAAAGGGGTTCATGGTAGTAAACTATTACTAAGCCTTTACCTTTGTTTATACAATCAAATACTTTTTTAGGTAATATTTTTTTAAACTCTGGTTTACATGATACATAACTTTCTGGACTTAAGGTAGCAGGAAGAACTATTGGATAAATCCATTTTTCTATTTCATCAGCAAAATAGGATGATCTTATCGTCGTGTTATGTTCGAGTTCTGGTGGTACAGGTAATTGACCGTAAAAATTAGGAACAGGACCGTCATCTCGGTGTACATGATCTATCAATACATTAATATTCATAACCTAATTTATACTTCGCTATAATGTAGTATTTAAGAAAGTCACTTCTTACAATATCGTCGATACTAAATTCAATGGTTTCAAATTCCTTAAGACTATTAAGTATTTTCATAAAGTTAAGAATACCTCTTTTGTCGTTTTCTCTAGTTAAATCTGTTTGTGTATAGTCTCCACAAAATATTATTTTACTATTCTTACCTATTCTAGTGATAATACTATCAAGTTCATGAAAATTTAAATTCTGACATTCATCAACAATAACTACAGCGTTATTGATTGTTATGCCCCTAATGAAAGAAGTGCTCATGAATTTAATATTATTTTGTTGTTTTAGGGCATCATATGCATCTTTCATCCCGAAAAGCTCTCTACATATAGACCTATAGGGTGCTTCGTATATAGAAACTTTTTCTTGCTCATCACCAGGCAAAAATCCGATGTCACGAGTTGATACGACTGACCTGACAATAAACACATCGTCGTAAACATTTGAAGGGTCTAGTACTTCCTCTAAAGCTAGGTATAAACTCATAAAAGTTTTACCAGTACCTGCTATTCCATGAAGAAGTAGATGCTTGTTATTATGATATGCTTGAAATGTTTTTTCTTGGTTTGTAGTTATTGGAGAGAATGTAAGAAGATCATCTATTCTTACTTTTTTAAGGTGGTGCTTACCGTTACCATTACCGTTAGGCATTTAATTCCTTTTTAAGAAAGTGTCAGGGATATCTAAAGTATTTATATACTTTACAAGGTCATTATAACCTCCAACAACTTTTCCATCAATGATTATTTGTGGAACTGATCTTGCATCGGGGACCATTTCCAGTAATTGTTCTCTAGACCAATCTTGGCCTATTAGTCTCTCTTCAAATTCAATATTATTATCTTTTAAAAGGTGCTTTGCTTTTAAACAAAAAGCACAATTTGTTTTGCTCCAAACAATTACCTTAGTTTGTTTTTCCATATTTCAATTGTCCTATCTAAACCATCATTTAAAGTAACTTTAGGCTCCCAGCCTAATTTTTTGGTAATTAGCTTATTATTTGAATTTAGCCAATAAATTTCTCCAGCTCTAAACAGTTTTGTATCCCAATTTATCTTGCCTTTCCAGTTAAGCTTTTCGGCAATCAGAGTAGCATAGTCTTTTATTTTGATTGGATTGTCTGGTCCTATGGTAAATATATTTCCATCATTACATTTTTCAGGATTATTTATAACTGAAAGCCAAGCATCAATCATATCATCAACATAAATGAAGTTTCTAAAAGGTTCACTATACCCTAGATTACATTCATCAGGATTGTTTAGCATTTGAGATATAATTTGTTCTGTCACAAAAAACGCATTGTCTTTTCTGCCATAACAATTTGTCTGTCTTAACGCAGTAAAGGGCAGTCCCAAACATCTGTTTGCGTACTCTAGATACTTTTCACAAGCATACTTAGCAACTGCATAGGGAGCGTTGGGGTTAGGTAGTGTGTTCTCGTCAAAGGCTATAAAATTATCAGGAATTCCTTTTTTCTCAACTTCGTCAGAAATCGGTTGCCATCCATACACTTCCATTGTGCTAGCGAATACAAAATTTTTAAGATTTTTAACTTTTGTTGCAGCCTCAATAAGATTCACAGTGCCTACGTAATTTACTTCGCTAAAAGTAATTTGCTCATAAAAGCTCTGTTCAACTTCAGTCCGTGCAGCTAAGTGGACTATGATATCTGGACTATGCGCTAATACTTCTCTAGCTACTGCATCATGATCTCGTAAGTCACTTTTTAGCTCGTGTACAAAATGGCTTCGTTTAAGTTCAGGAGTTATATGTTGACCTAAAAATCCAGAGGCTCCTGTAATTAATATTTTCATTACAGATCACCGTCTTTTCTATTTTCGGAATAATTAACATCAAATTCTCCACCAGGATACCTTGCTTTAAGTTTATTAACATTCTCTTCAACTACTTCGTTAGGGTCTAATCCAAGAGCCCGACAAGCACTAATCCAGTACCACATGATATCACCAAGCTCTCTCTTCATGTGAAAAATAGTTTCGTCTTCCATAGGTTTGCCTTGAAATACGCACTTTTTTACAATCTCACTGAACTCTCCACCCTCACTTGCTAATCCAATAGCCCCGGTCATAAGTAACGCTACATTAACTCTTGAATCTAAGTCAGATAAGCGTTGTGTTAATGGTCCTAATTCATTACTCTCTGCTGAAGTCACTGCTTCAACAAATTCTTTGTATTTATTTAAATCAATCATAAAGAGAAGCCTTTAAATGTATCTTTTGATACGTCTTGCTTTGTGCCTCCAATAACATAACTGGAGATTTCTGTTTCTTGAGGTGCTACTTGTACTTCCGCACCACTAATCCATTTCTGAGTCCACGGAAGAGGATTAGCTCTTGGGACTGAAAGCGGTGATTTAATACCGATAGCAGTCATACGTTTATTACCAATCCATTCAATATAATCAGAAAGTAATTCAGCATTAAGACCAATCATTGACCCGTCTTTGAAAAGATAGTTAGCCCATTGTTTTTCTTGATCGATTGCTTCTATAAACATATCAATTACTTCTTGCTCACACTCTTTTGCGATTTTTGCAAAGTCAGGGTCATCTTGTGGTAAGAGTTTAAGAATCTGCTGAGTTGAGCCTAGGTGGACGTTTTCATCACGAGCAATTAGCTTGATAATCTTTGCATTACCTTCCATCTTTTTAAGTTCTGCAAAGGCCCAACTACATGCAAAACTCACGTAGAAACGAACACCTTCGAGAATGTTTACACTAGCGAGACAGAGGTATAATTTCTTTTTAAGTTCATAAAGATCAATTTTTTTAGTGTGATGCTTACGACTTACTGAAAGAACTTGTCCGTCTACCGGGTCACCTTGCTCTTCTGAAGTGACATTATGCTCACCTTCACCAAACAACTCATACCATTTAATCATCTCAATAAACTCGTCATAGTGTTTTGAGATAGACTCAGCACAATCAACAATCTCTTGAATGTCCATCATTTCGTCAAAAACCTTTGACGGGTTAGGATATACATTTCTAATAATGTGAGTGTAGCTACGAGAGTGAATCGTTTCACTAAATGCCCAAGTTTCGATCCAAGTTTCTAGCTCTGGGATAGTTACTACAGGTAAGAATGCTAAGTTCGGAGAACGACCTTGCACAGAATCTAGAACGATCTGTCTTTTTAGGTTTGACGTAAAAATGTGTTGCTCATGCTCTGACAAATCTTTAAAGTCATTTGCATCACGTAAGATATCGACCTCTTCTGGTCTCCAGAAGAATCCTAACTGTTTGTCAGTAAGTTTATCAAAAGCTCGATACTTTAGGGTATCAAATCTTTGCATTCCAAGTTCTTCTTCGTCAAAGAACATTTTTGATTGTGTATGGTTATAATTATTTGTATTTAGTACAGACATTGTTTTTCCTTAAAGCACGCAAGTATCGCACGCTACTTCATCATCGATTTCTTCTAATTCGGTAGGTCGATCGAATTTTTCAATATCGATCTCACCTTGTCCATCATAAGTATTAAAATAGTATAGTTGTTTACCACCGTACTTATAGAACATAAGGAGGTGTTGAATCATTTCACTCATCGGAATCTTTTCATCTTCATAGTGCTGTGGGTTGTAGCTCGTATTAACAGATATACCTTGATCAATGTATTTCTGTAAAATAGCACAAATCTTCATATATCCTTCTGGCGAACGTTGATCCCAAAGTAAATCATATTTAGATTTAAGTTTATGGATTCCTGGCACTACCTGTTTCAAAACACCATCTTTAGATTGTTTAACAGACACAAACGAACGAGGAGGTTCAATACCATTTGTCGCATTTGAAATCTGTGCTGACGTTTCGGACGGCATCAGCGCCATCAAAGTAGAGTTACGAATACCGTGAATCTGGAGTTGTTCTCTTAAATCTGTCCAGTCCATACGTTCAACATGAGGTACTAATTCATCAACCTCTTTCTTATATGTATCGATTGGTAAGATAGTTTGACCGTATTTAGTTTCACTACTGCCAGGGCAGGCTCCTTGTTCTTGTGCTAAGTCTGCACTAGCTCGAATAAGATAGTAACTCCACGCTTCTGCATATTCATCAAGTAATTCTAAGTCAGGATTTTGATATGATGTATTGTTTTTTGCAAGCCAGTATGCAAGATTAATGATACCGATTCCGAGAGGTCTACGTTTCTCAGTTGATTTCTGAGCAGCTTTTACAGGATAATCTTGATAAGTTAAGAGGGCATCTAATCCTCTGACCGCTAATTCACAAGGCTTTTTGAAGTCTTCTGGTTTCTTAATATTACCCCAGTTGATTGCGCTAAGAGTACACAGAGCAATCTCACCTTCTTCGTCGTCAAAGCTATTAAGAGGTTTGGTGGGGAGATCAATCTCACAACAAAGATTAGACTGGTGAACAGGAGCAATACTTTCGTCAAATGAGCTATGCGTGTTTGCATGATCTACATTCATTAAGTAAACACGTCCCGTGTTCTTGCGTTCTTCCATAAACTGAGAGAATAATTCAATGGCAGGAATAGTCTTTTTTCTAATGTCTGGATGTACTTCTGCTTTTTCGTATAGATACTTAAACTGATCTTGATCATTAAAGAAAGCTTCATACAATCCTGGTACGTCACTTGGAGAGAAAAGAGTAATTTCTCCACCAGTTAACAGACGTTCGTACATTAACTTATTGAATTGTACTCCATAATCCATGTGCCTCACACGATTATCTTCAGTGCCTTTGTTATTCTTCAGCACCAAGAGATCTTCAACTTCAAGGTGCCAGATTGGATAGTACAAGGTAGCCGCTCCGTTTCGCACTCCACCTTGGCTACAGGATCGAGTCGCACTTTGAAACATTTTGTAAA